CAATAACAACTTCGGTTGAATGGGAAAGAGAATGGGAATTTGCTAGTAATTTCGACTATGCACCAACTACCTCGGATTTTGCAACTCGTAGGGATGTGACAAATGATGAAGTTCATGTAATTATAATAGATGAAGACGGAGAATGGACAGGTGTTAAAGGAACTGTTCTAGAAATATTCCCAGCTTTATCAGTAGCTAGCGATGCTAAATCAGAAGACGGTCAAGCACTTTATTATAAAGAGGCAATTAATAGACGGTCCAAATATATCTGGTGGATGAAGCATCCTAATAGTACAGGCGCCGACACAGCTCCTAATACAGCAGCATGGGGAACATCAGCTAATTCCGCATCTAAGCCAGCTTATACATGTAACAGGATTAACATGACGGCTAGTATGTCGGGTGGTGCAGATGGACAAGAATTAACCGATGCCAATATTATCGGGGGGTATGATAAATTTAAATCAGCTGAGGATGTTGATGTATCCTTGATTATAACTGGAGCTCAATCAACAGTTGTAAATTCATATCTTATTAGTAATATCGCAGAAGTGCGTAAAGATTGTATGGTCTTTATTTCACCGGAGCAAGCCGATGTTGTTAATAATGATGGTTCAGAAGTAGGCGCGGTTAATGATTTTAGAAATCTATTACCTAGTTCTTCTTATTCAGTTATAGACTGTGGATGGAAATATCAATACGACAAATATAATGATACTTTCAGATATATTCCATTGAATCCAGATATTGCAGGATTGGTTGTTCGAACCACTGTTGATAGAGATTTTTTCTTCTCGCCAGCAGGATTCAATAGAGGTCAAGTTAAAAATGTTGCTAGGTTAGCATGGAATCCAAATAAAACACAAAGAGATTTACTTTATAAAAATGGTGTAAATCCGGTTGTTTCTTTCGCAGGACAAGGAACATTGTTATTTGGAGATAAAACTCTATTAGCTAAACCATCAGCATTTGATAGAATCAACGTTAGAAGGCTTTTTATCACATTAGAAAAATCAATTGCAAATTTTGCTAGATTTTCAATGTTTGAATTCAACGATGATTTTACCAGATCCAGTTTTGTTTCTTCAGTTGAACCTTTTCTCAGAGATATTCAGGGACGAGGGGGCATAACAGATTTCGCAGTAGTTTGTGACGAATCTAATAACACTCAAGAGGTTATTGATCGAAATGAATTTATTGGTAGTATTTTTGTTAAACCAACTAAGAGCATTAACTTTGTATTGCTGAACTTCGTTGCTGTAAGAAGTGGCGTTGAATTTGAAGAAGTTGTAAACGCAGTATAAATAATATAAAAAATCGTATAAATAATATTAATTATAATTAATATACGAAGGAAGAGAAAATGGCAGGATTTGTAGTAGACGGAACTAATTCTTTTATAGCAAAATTGACTGACGGGGGCGCAAGAGCATCTTTGTTTAACGTCTCCATCACTCCCCAAGGAGATGCTCCGGACGGGGTTGAGTTAGCACAGTTTAAATTTATATGTAAGGGAATTCAAATTCCTACTAATTCCGTAGGAGTGTCAACTGTTAATTATATGGGCCGCGCAGTAAAATTGCCTGGCAACAGAACATATGAAGATGTTACAACCACTGTTATAAATGATGAAGGATATGCGTTTAGGAATCAAGTTGAAAGTTGGATGGGTAAATTAAATTCTCACGCCGGCAATGTCAGAACTTCATCTCACATGGCAAAACTCACTGGTTATACCTCAACGATGTATTTAACAACATTTTCAAAAACCGGGAATGAATCCGGCCCTGGTTGGAATTTTGTTAATTGTTTTCCTACTTCCTTAGATCAAGTTGATGTTAACTGGGAACCTAACGACTCTATAATGGAATATTCTATCACTTGGGCGTATGATTATTGGCAGGCAATGGGCGCCTCTGCGTAAGCACTGGATAAAATAGGAAAAAAGAATGGCAGATTTTAACGTAAATACTTTCACTAGCAAATTAAAAGGTGGCGGCGCACGAACTAACTTAATGTGGTGCACTATGACTAAGTCCAAATATACCGGTCTTACAGATTGGCAATATATGTGCAAAGCATCCCAGATTCCCGCATCAACAATTACTGCAATTGAAGTTCCATATTTTGGTAGAAATATAAAAGTAGCTGGTGAGAGTAGAGAATTCGGACCACTAACTACAACAGTTGTGCAGGATGAAGATTATGCACTTTATAATGGAATGGTATCATGGTTAGAGGATCTTAACGGAGCCTCAACAAATGTAACTGGTACTAATCTTTTCGCTACCCGCAGTACTTATACCACCGACATAACATTAGAGATGTATAAAAAAGATGGAAAGTCTGATCAAAAGTGGCATTTTGTTAATTGTTGGCCTTCTAACATGTCCGCGATCGATTTAAATTGGGACAGTGTTAACACTATTCAAGAATTTACAATCGATTGGCAATATGACTACTATTACCACCCTAAGGCTAAAATCACTAAGTCAGCCTAACCTTAAATTAATAATTATATTATGAAGTTATTTGGATTTAATATTGAGAGAGACACAAAGCCCGATATCCCAGCTCTGGCTTTCCCCGAAAATGAAGAAGGTGCCGTTGAGGCCACCTCTGCCGGAGGCGCATTTGCTTCATATATAGATTTAGAAGCTTCTGCTAAAACCGAATCAGATTTGATTATGAAATACAGGGAAATGATCGAACACCCTGAATGTGATTTGGCAGTCGAAAATATTCTTCAAGAAGCAGTTATTACAAATCAAAATAGAAATCCGGTTGAATTAGATTTAACAGATACAAAATTATCTAAAGGTCTGCAAAATCGAATTCATGAAGAGTTTGATATTATTTTAAAAATGCTCGATTTTAATAATCAAGCATACGATATTTTTAAAAGATGGTACGTTGAAGGCAGGTTATATTATCATGTAATGATTGATCCTAAAGAGCCACAACAAGGGATACAAGAACTCAGATTAATTGATGCTCTTAAAATTAAAAAAGTTAGGGAAATAAAACCTGATCCTAGACAAGCACCAGGAGTATTTAAACTACCAAAATTTACTGAGTATTATCTGTTTAATGATAGAGGTTTATTGACTCCAAGTCAGATGGGAGTCAAGGTTGCACCAGATTCCATTATAATGGCTCATTCAGGCGTAATGACTAAAGATAAAAAATATGTCATTTCTCATTTACATAAAGCCATTAAAGGATTAAATCAATTAAGAATGTTGGAAGATGCAGTTGTAATTTATAGAATTGCAAGAGCACCAGAACGAAGAATTTTTTATATTGACGTAGGTAATTTACCTAAAATGAAAGCCGAACAATATCTCAAAGATATTATGACTCGGTATAAAAATAAATTAGTTTACGATGCACAAACCGGTGATATAAAAGATGATAGACGGCATCAATCGATGTTAGAAGATTATTGGCTTCCTCGGAGAGAAGGTGGAAGAGGAACAGAAATAACTACTTTACCCGGCGGTCAAAATCTAGGTGAAATGGACGATGTTGATTATTTCAGAAGGAAATTATATCAATCATTAAATGTTCCTTTATCACGATTAGAAGCAGATACACCTTTTGTATTAGGCAGAGCATCGGAAATTAGTAGAGATGAATTAAAATTTTCAAGATTTATTGATAGAATTAGGATAAGATTTTCTCACTTATTTTATCAAGTATTGGAAAAACAATTAATTCTTAAAAATGTTATTCATACTTCTGAATGGACGAAATTAAGAGAAACAATAAGGTTTAAGTATGCCTTAGATAATCATTTTGCTGAATTAAAATCACAAGAATTACAGACCGATAGATATAATATGATGCGGGATGTTGATGAATTAGTAGGAACATACATATCTAAACAATACGTTAAAGATAATATTCTACACCATACCCCAGATGAACAAAGGAAAATAGAAAAAGAAATAGAACAAGAAGCTAAGGAAGCCGAACAGGATGGCCAGGAAATGCCTCCACAAGTACCCGGAGCTCCAGTAGCAGCTCCAGCAAATCAAGTTAATGTGCAACCCGGAGCAACACCTCCTCCAGAAGGCCAACCGGAAGAGGTTAGCCCAGAAATGCTTACAGGTGGAAGGGTATATAGCTTACCGAAAAGGAAACACGTTGGAAAATAAAGGCAGAGAAATCATAGCAGACATGCTCGATGATATAATGGGCGGAAGACAATATAAAGCTCGAGATGTAGTTATGGATGTTTTAAAAACTAAAACTACAACACGCATAGAGGAATTAAAAAAAGATTATAGTTCCAATTTGTTTGATAATAAAAAATAAAATCATAACCAAAGAAATTGTATAAATAAAGATATAACAATTCATTTCTAGTTAGGATACTTAATAATGAGAATGATTAAAGCTTTAGGCGCATCAGCTGCAGCCGCAACATCTACGACGAACGGTAGTAATGTAGAT